CCAAAACTCTCCAACTTTTTTTGTTAGGTCTTCACCAATAGCTTGATCCCTTTTTCTAAAAATAATTTTTTGCGTATTGCCACCAACTAATGCAACTAATGCACACCATTTAACATCTGCCACTTCCATCTGATGTTGGATTTGTAGCTCGATATGCTCCGGTGCTTCTATGTTTCCATTGCCATCGTCTTTCCAATTTTTTCTGTAAGCCACGCCATCTACATTTTTTATTTCAAGAATTCCTACTCCTTCTTCAGGCTGATCAAATTTGTTTGACTTATTTATCTTGTAGTCAAAAGAACTACCCATTCTAGTTTCAGAATTAGAAAGATAATCATCAAACTTTGATATCTCCCAGCCCATTGTGTCTGCTGCACCATGAGCTATTGCTGATTCTAAATTTCTACCCCATAGCATTCGCTCGTTGTCGTCAATGCGAACAACCAGCTTGTCTTTTTTCTGGTGATAAAGCTCAAACTCTGTTTGATATGGTGATAGGTCATACAGTGCTGATACTTCAGTTGAAGTAACGTCAAGCAATCTGTTTTCCAACCAACTTTGTTCATCAGTGATTGGAATTGAAACTGTGGTCATAGTGCAAGTTCTCCTTGTTTTAGAATTTTTGGTAATGAATAAACAGCAATCTTTTTGCCGTTCTTCATTGTTTTCATTTCTGTTTGAATTTCATGTCCAGCCTCTCTTAGGTCTGCGACTCTTGCCGCAAGTCTGAAGCAGGAAAATAATTCAAGAGCTTCAATGGCAGTTAGTGGGCCATGATTCTCTAGGTGATAAAGAATACTGGCTGTTTGAGATGTTGTCTTAGTCATCAATTATCCTTTTGAAATTGGATAAATTCTGACTCAGGAACCACATTGGATTCCCACTTAGCCACGGTTTCATAAGACCAGTTAGGTCTTTCTTCTTCCCATGTTCCAGAAAACTTTCTTTGTCTGGTGTTGTCTCTATTGAAAACCGTGTTATCTATCTCAGCTCTTACGTCATTAAGAATGTGGTAGAGCGAGTACTCGTCATTGGTATAGACGGTGATTGTATGTTTTCTCATTAATATTTTTCCCCTTCAATATGCTGTGTGCATGAATAGCGGAGGCCCTCATCCTTAGCAGCTTTGATTAGTTCATTCTTTTCTTCTTCTGAATCGGCCCATTCTTCCCAGTCAGGAGTAATGATGAACCAGCTAACCTTGGGGTTTTGTGCTTGTTCGTATTCCTCTCGGTATTGCTGATCCAGTTCCTCCTCGTATTGTCTGAGGGATGTCTCGTAGTAGTCAGACATTATTCTTCCCCCATGTATAGAGTTGAACTAGGGCCATAGTGAAGAACAAGGGTGGGCCAAGTCTTAAAGATCAAGGCTTGGTTGTCAGCGTCAGCGGCTAAAGCAGCTTCTGCAAGCTTCCTATAGAAAAACCCTCCGTGACGAATAGCCGTCTTGAGGGTGTAGTGTTTTTCTTGGTCGGTCATTTGTTTGAATGTAGTAAGTAAAAACTTTTTAGGGATTCAACCTTTTATTAGTGTTGCATATAATCCAACATAATGCAAGGAAATTATTTTTTCAGATCCTCACAAGCTAGTTGGATCTGGTGGACCTCGCAATCATGACGAGTCATATCTTGCAAGGTTGAGTCAAAGGCAAAGTAGAAAATTGCTCCGACTGCAAGGATGAGTGTTAGACCTCTCATTTTGATTCCTATAAGTTTTGGTGAGTATCCCAGACAAGCGAAAAGGGGGCTGTGAAACCCCCTAACGGTTATGCAAATAGTGTTGCAACTCGTGCGCTTAATGCTGCTATTGCGGCAGTGAATCCAAGAAGAATAAAAGCTGAATTCAATTTCTGGGTTAGATCTTGAATTTGTTTTGCTTGATCTTCGATGAGCGGGACAGCTTCATCAATGATCTCTTGCTTGGTGTTCCTTGCTGTAATGCATGTCATCAGGAAAACTCCTTGATAAAGAAATGAACTTGTGTCCATATAACTAGTGTTGCAAGAACAACAACAGTAGTAAACAGAAAAACCCCAGGATGAAATATTTCTTAATACATTTACTTCTTGTTGCATTTATGGCATCATGCATACATGGAAACTCCTGTTCAAATATTAATCAAAGAGTTCGGTGGGGTTCGTCCTCTAGCTCGTGCAGTTCATCGAGATGCAGCTTCAGTGAGTCGCTGGCAAAAAGGTGATGGACTAGTTCCTACCAACATACAAAAGAAAGTTTTAGAAACAGCCTGGGACAACAACATCAATATTTCAGCCCACGAGTTAATCTTCGGAAGGGATTGCTAGCTTTTAGTTCATGATTTATTCTTTTAATAATTTACTTCCCTTAAATGACACTAACAGCAGTACCTAAATCAATTGTTGTTGGTGTTAATGAGCAAGGTTATCGGGTCGCTCAAGATCACCCGAACCACAGCAAACACATAACTCCAGTAGTTGTGGATGCTCTTCGTGAGCTTCATGAAGAATGGGGTATTGGTTACGGCTGCCTCTCCCTTATGTTTGGAATCAGTCGTGGCTACATTGCACAAATCTGTCGCTATGAAAAAAGAGTCAGCTATCCAACCCGTTGGAAAACAATCCAGCAAAATAGGTAGACCTGTTTCTAAGCCTGATCCTGTAATAGTTGAGCAGGTTTTAGAGCACGTTGCTCATGGTGGGACTCTTCGTGCTTTCTGCAGACAAAAGGGCATGCCTTCTTACAGAACTTTGTATCGCTGGTTAGATAAGGATGAAGAGTTTTTGTCACGCTTCACGTATGTGAGCAGATTTTTAGGAGCTAGAGCTATTGCAGAGGAAGCTCTTGCCCTTGTAGATACTCCTCCTCCTATCATCGGTGAGGGAGACAATGCCAGGATGGATAATGCTCATGTGAATTGGATGAGATCAAGATCTGATTTGAGGTTGAAGTTATTAAGCAAGTGGTTCCCGCAGGAATATGGAGACAAGGTCGGGGTTGATGCGAAGGGAGATATTAATTTGACCATCTCGACAGGTGTTCCACAATGAGAGATCCACAGGTTGAACAGGACATTGCAGAGCACTTTGTGGACAAGTGGTTGAGGTATGAGATTACGGATGTTGAGCTGGAGGCATGGCTTGACCGAGTACCACTGTCAACATATGAAGAGGAACTAATTTGATACCAAACATTGCCCTTGACTATGTTCCGAGAAATTGGCAAAAGGAATGCCATTTAAAGAAGCAAAGGTTCTCCGTGTATGCGCTTCATAGACGATCTGGCAAGACTGAACTCGCAATAATGGAATTAATAGATAAGGCGATGAAGACAGAGAAAGAGCTGGGCATGTTTGTTTATATCGCACCGTTCCTGAGACAGGCAAAAGCGATTGCCTGGGCCAGATTGAAAGAGAAGATCGAACCACTCAGAAGGACATCACTGATCGATATAAATGAGGGTGAATTGAGCGTGAAGTTCAAACACAATGGAGCAATCATTCGTTTATTTGGCGGTGACAACGCCGATGCTCTGCGAGGTCTGAGGCTCGATGGGTGCGTAATTGACGAGGTAGCCCAGATCAAACCTGAGCTTTGGGATGATGTGTGCCAGCCAGCACTCAGTGACCGTCTGGGCTGGGCGATTTTCATAGGAACACCGAGTGGTATTAATTTATTCTCTGAGTTGTATTACAAGGGGCTAGAAGAAGACAGTTGGACGGCAGCAAGGTACACGGTATATGACACACAATCAATACATCCCCAAGAAGTTGAGCGTCTCAAGCGTGATATGGCTGAGACTTCATTTGCAAGGGAATACTTATGTGACTTCAGTGCAGCAGGTGATGACCAACTTATTGCATTAGCAGACACAGAAGATGCAGCGCAGCGTGTATATCAGAAGACAGACGTAAGCCTTTCTCCACTTATCTTCGGTATCGATCCGGCCCGTTTTGGAGATGATCGATCTGTTGTATTCAGACGGCAAGGAAGGCAAGGATTCAAGCCAGTTATTTATCGAGGTATCGACAACATGGAATTGGCGTCCAGAGTGGCGAACCTGATCGAGGAATATGATCCTGATGCTGTGTTTTGTGATGCTGGTGCAGGGTCGGGAGTGATCGACAGGCTCAGGCAATTGGGCTATGACGTAATCGAAATACCATTCGGTGGGAAGGCAACCAAGCCAGAGCTATACACCAACCGTAGAACTGAAATGTGGTGGTTAATGAAGGAATGGATAGAGATGGGAGGCGCAATACCAAACGACACAGCACTCAAGCAAGAGCTAGCAACACCGATCTATTGGTATGACAATGTTGGTAGGCGAGTATTGGAAAGCAAGGACCAGATCAAGAAGAGATTGCAGGGAGCAGGATCACCAGACTTGGCTGATGCATTAGCACTAACCTTTGCATTGCCAGTAGCTAAGAAAATTCCAGAGGACATCTACATCAAAAGGCGTGAAGCAGCCACGAAGAAGAAGGAGGAATATGACCCATACACAAGAGTCTAATTTTGTTCGTATAGCAGAAGGGCTAGATGTAGAGCCATTACTCAAACTATTAGATGCCAAGCCTGAGTTGTGGAAGGAGATTGATGTAAGGCAAAAGTGTACCAACTCACCACATAAAGACACGGAATCGATATATGTGAGAGGCCCATTGAAGATGAGTCTTTACTACGTCTTATGGGACACAGGGTCGTACGATTATCCCTGCATGGAATATTTGAAGCCAGCATTAGTACCATTGATGCGCCCAATATTAGAGAAATTAGAAGTGAAAGATATGGGCAGACTTCTTATTGTTAATTTAAAACCTAGCGGCCATGTGACTAAACATAATGACCAAGGAACATATGCAGATCATTACCAAAGGTTCCATTTAGTACTTAAATCTAATCAATGGTGTCGTCAAACTTGTGGTGATCAGGAACAGAAATTCGAGGAAGGAGAGGTCTGGTGGTTTAATCATAAGAAACTACATACAGCAGACAATGTTGGCATGACTGATAGAGTACATATAATATTTGATTGTGTTACTGAATATCCTTTATGCCCAGTGTGACCGTAACCGCTAGTGATGCATGTACTCTTGATGAAAGTAGAGTATCCAAACCGGAAATCAAACTCTGCACGTTAGCTGACATCGAAGGCTACACAGATCATCTGTTTGAAGAGCACTACGAAGAAATTGCTCGGAACAAAGAGATCATGAAGCTGAAGCCTAATTGGCCAATGTACTATTCCCTAGAGGAAATAGGAGCATTGTTCCTTCACGTAGCTACGCAGGGTGATGAATTCATTGGGTATTCTATTAACATTGTGCAGCATCATTTGCACTATGCCGATTTGAACTACTGCCAGAATGACGTTTTGTTCATCAAAAAGGAATTCAGAGGTGGTCGCATCGGTTTACGTCTTATGAAAGCTACCGAAAACCATGCAAAATCCCTTGGGTGCAAACTCATGTTGTGGCATTGCAAACCAAACACTCCTTTAAATGAGATCTTGCCAAGATTGAAGTATGGAGTCCAAGATGTTATTTATTCCAAGGAGATCTAACCATGGCAATCGCAGCAGTTGTAGCTAGTACAGTTGTTAGTGCTGGTGTTTCATACTTTCAAGGACAGTCACAGAAGAGGCAACAGGAAAAGCAGTTAGCAATGCAGAGACAAGCTAATGCAGACGCAAGAAAGAGAGCAGATGAAGCTAAACAACAGTCAGAGATAGCGATGAATAAAGCAAATCCAAAGAGAGCAGATGTAAGTGCTCTTTCTAGTAAAGAACAACAAGCAGCACTCGTAGGCTCAGGTGGCACACTGTTGACTGGGAATCAAGGTGTAGAAATAGCTCAAGAAAATCTTGGCGGGAACACCTTATTAGGTGCTTAAACAATGAAAACAAAACGTGCAGACCTTCTAACTAGATGGGGCCACCTAAGAACCGAGAGGGCAACATGGTGGTCACATTGGCAAGAAGTGACAACTTACTTGCTACCAAGGAATGGACGTTACTTTGAGCAGGATAGAAATAAAGGAACTAGAAGACATAACTCGATATATGACAACACTGGGACCAGAGCGTTAAGGACACTGGGTGCAGGCATGATGGCTGGTGCTACATCTCCTGCAAGACCTTGGTTTAGGCTAGGAACGGCTGATCCAGAACTAAACAACTACACACCTGTGAAGTTATGGTTGAATGATGTAACGCAACGGATGCAACTGGTATTCCAGAAGTCCAATACATATCGCACACTACACAGTATTTATGAAGAACTTGGAGCATTTGGTACTGCTGGATCTATTATTCTTCCCGATCCAAGAACAGCTATTCACCATTACCCCTTAACTGTTGGTGAATATGCAGTAGCACAAGATTATCAAGGTAGAATCAATACTCTGTATAGAGAATTCCAGAAAACAGTAGGCGAAGTTGTAAGAGAGTTTGGATATAAGAAGTGTTCAACGTCCGTTAAGAATCTGTTCGACAGAGGTAGTCTTGATACATGGATCACAATCATTCATGCAATAGAACCTCGTGAAGATAGGGAGCGTGATTTTAAGAAGAAGGACAATATGAACATGGCATATAAGTCTTGTTACTTTGAATTGGGTGGAGATGGTGAGCAGCTACTAAGGGAAAGTGGATTTAAAGATTTTCCTGCTGTTATACCTAGGTGGGGGATCTCTGGTGGTGATATTTACGGCAATTCCCCAGGGATGGAAGCGTTAGGTGATATCAAACAATTGCAGCATGAGCAATTACGTAAGGCGCAAGGCATTGACTATCAAACGAAACCACCATTGCAAGTGCCTGCCTATATGAAGAACAGGGATGTAGATAGTCTTCCTGGTGGAGTGACGTTTGTTGATGGGCAGCAAGGCAAGATTGAGACTGCATTCAATGTGAATCTGAATCTTCAGCACCTGTTAATGGATATCCAAGACGTAAGGCAAAGGATAAATGGTTCGTTTTATGCTGATTTATTCCTGATGTTGGCTAATGCTACTGATACACGGATGACCGCAACCGAAGTAGCAGAGCGTCATGAAGAGAAATTGTTAATGTTAGGACCAGTATTAGAGCGATTACATAATGAGTTGCTAGATCCATTGATAGATAATACGTTTAACAGAATGATTGAAGCTAATTTAATACCACCTGCACCAGAGGAAATGCAAGGGATGGAACTAAGTGTTGAATTTGTATCTATGTTGGCACAAGCGCAACGTGCTATTGGAACAAATAGTGTTGATAGGTATGTAAATAATTTGGGAATGATTGCACAGATGAAACCAGACATCCTTGATAAGTTTGATTCTGATGCATGGGCTGATGGTTATGCCGATATGCTGGGTGTAGATCCTAAGTTAATAGTTGCAGGTGAAACAGTAGCGAAGATCCGTCAACAAAGAGCACAAGCACAGCAAGCAATGGCACAGCAAGAACAAGCAAATCAAGCTGCTGAAAATATGGCCAAGGTAGGCAGGAATGACGCACAGAACATGCGAGATATAATGAATCAATTCAGTGGGTATAACTCACCATCACCATTGGAGGTTTAATCATGGGAGCCGAAAACATAATACCTAATGCGGTAAAAAGAAATATGGCTTTAATTGAAGTAAAGAAGTCTAGTGGGATAGCAACCAAAGCAGATCTAGAGCTGGAACAGAAATATAAAAAACTGTACCCTTCACTGTTCCCATAGGTAACATGCTCATGTCAGTCAGGTTCAGAGAGTTGCTCTGGTACTCTCTCGAAGATCCGCATGGTGTGACCGTAATTCCGTTTTTGCTAGATATATTGGGCCATGAGTGATTACAATCCACTCGACTTAAAGGCGCAACAGAAATCCAAAGACTCTAAAAAGTCAGCGGATAGAATTGAACGCCAAAATGAAGAGTCAGACATCAAATGGCTCATGAGCAGCAAGAGGGGTCGCAGATTCGTCTGGAGACTTCTGGAACAAGCAGGTGTATTTCGATCATCGTTCAACACCAACGCAATGGCAATGTCATTTAGCGAAGGTAACAGGAACTATGGTTTGCAGCTCCTTAACTCGATCCACACTCTCTGCCCTGAGTTATATCCGACCATGATTAAGGAACAAAAAAATGTCAGAAACGCTGATGACGGAAGCCAACCAACCAAATGAAGGCGACACGCAGCAACCAGTAGACGCAACAACTGAGGAATCAACTGAAGCGACTACTGAAACAGAGCAGCAAGCCGAAGCTGTACAGGATCAACAAGACTCGGATGAGTCCTCTGCTGAAAGTGAAACTAGCGAATCGGAGAAACCAGAAGGTGCTCCTGATAAATACGAGTTCAACGCAAAGGTGGCTGACGCACCAGAAGAACTCGACCCCGAAGTCTTAACTGCATTCGGTGATGTCGCTAAGGAGCTTGACCTGCCACAGGAGGCTGCACAGAAAGTATTAGACAAGGTTGCACCTGTCATTCAAGCCAAACAAGCAAAAGTTATTGAACAAGCAAGAGCTGATTGGGCCACGGAATCACAATCGGATGAAGAATTCGGTGGTGAAAAGCTAGGAGCCAATCTAGAAATTGCTAAGTCATCACTTAATGCGTTTGGTACTGATGCTTTTAAGGCGCTGCTGTCCGAGTCTGGCTTGGGAAATCATCCCGAAGTAATTCGGTTTATGTACCGAGCAGGTAAGGCAATTAGTGAAGACGGTTATGTCGGTAATTCTCAGGGTGCAAACGCCAAAGGCGGAGTACCAAAAGACTTTAATGGCATAGCTGACGCACTATATTCTAATCAGCAAAACAAGTAAGGAGTTACTAAATGGCTACCCTTTCAACCTCAAATCTAACGCTAGCGGACTGGGCAAAAAGATCTGACCCAGACGGTAGAGTTCCAATCGTTGCGGAACTGTTATCACAGTCCAACGAAATTCTCGATGATTGCGTTTTTAAAGAAGGTAATTTACCTACTGGCGAGCGTGTAGTTATCAGAACTGGCTTACCAGGCGTTTACTGGAGAGCGTTAAACCAAGGTATTCCATCAACCAAGTCAACAACAGCACAGATTGATGAGGCTTGCGGAATCCTAGAAGCACGTTCAGAAGTAGACAAAGACTTAGCAATGTTGAATGGCAACACTGCACAGTTCCGTCTATCTGAGGACACTGCTTTCTTGGAAGCAATGAACCAGACTCAAGCTGAGAC